TGTATGTCATATAATAATTTTATCATTGATTTTACTTTGACCGACATAGGTCAAGTTGTTGAACCTGTTACATTAGCGGAAGCAAAATTGTATATCAGGGTTACTACAAATGTTGATGATAACCAAATTACCTTGATGATTAAACAAGCAAGGGAAGCGGTTGAAGTAGGTACAGGATTGAGTTTAATAGCAAAGACTGCGGTTGTATGGTTTACAAATTGGGATGGACACTTCCAGCTGCCTTATGGTCCGATGAATAGTTTTACATCTTTAATAGACCAAAACGGAGATACTATTGTTGCTGCTGATTACACTTTAGTTGGTGGTAAGTTCCCACAATTACAAAGACCACAATTTGAAAATCTAAAGGCTACTTATGTGGTAGGCTACGCAACCATTCCGAACGATTTAAAGATTGCCATTTTAGACCAAGTTAGTTACGATTACGAAAATAGAGGATTGGATAGTGATACAGGTATTTGTGAAAAGACTTGGAAAGCCTGTCAAAGACATACAAGAATAAGCCCAATATTATGAGGATAGGAAGCAAGAAAGAAAACTATGTTGATGCGAATACAATGTACTCGGAAATAGGCTTATATGTGCCTACAATCACCGCTGATGGGCAAGGTGGGTACACAACTACCTATGCCTTACAAGAAACAGTATTTGGCGATTTTAGACCTATGGATGAAAGTAGGAAATTAATGGATGCACAAATAACATATACAAGGGCAGCAAAGCTATTTGTCCGTTATGATGTAACAATCACAAATAACTACAAAATATTGGCAGAAGGCGATACTTATGTAATACATTCTTTGAAGGATGTAGAAAACCAATTTAGATTTTACGAAATATTAATGTACTTCTAATGGCAGATAACATTTCATTTAGGATTGAAGGATTAGATGCACTAATTAAAAGAATGGGCAAATTAGCACCTGAAATTGCTAAAGAAGTTGCTATGGAAGTGAACGCATCTGCATTGGCTATTCAAAGCAAAGCAAGAAGGTCAGTCGCTTCAAATTCTACTGATAAAGGTAGATTAGTAGGTTCAATACAATTAAAAGAAGTTAATACAGGAGACAAGATAATGTACACAGTTGGAAGTCGTTTAAAATACGCACCTTATGTAGAATTTGGCACAGGTGGAACAGTAAATGTTCCTGCTGGATATGAGGATTTTGCAATACAATTTAAGGGCAAAGGAATAAGAAAAATAAACCTACGACCAAGACCTTACTTAATACCAGCCTTTGAAAGTGAAATACCTATTTTGAGAAAGAACATACAAAATGTAATAAAGAATGTTAAATCCTAATATAGAAATAAAGAAGTGGTTTTATACTAACTTGACAAGTTCAAGCGGATTGCCTGTTTACGATGGTTACGCACCTGATAACGGAGTGAATGAATATGTGATTATGACAGGCAGAGCATCGGCACAGGAACAAGGTAAAATAAGTTACACTAATGCAGTTACCATTGATGTTGACATTGTAATAAAAAATAGTAACTTTGGATATAAAAGAGCCGAAACAATAAGCGATTTAATACTAGCTGCAATCAATTCCGAAACGAATATAACCCTTACAAATGGGTTTTATGCTACAAGTTTGGTGGTGGGTGCAATTAGAAATTTGGATGGTTTAAATCCTTCGGATAATTTATGGCGAACAATAATAACTTATAATTTAATAATAACTCAAAATTAAAATAAAATGGCAGAAACAAAAGTATCAGCAAGAGATTACATTCTTACCGCTGACATAGACGGAGACGCAACATTTAAAGCAGTCGCTTGTCTTACAACTAACTCAATGACATCAACAGTAAACACTATTGATGCAACTTCTAAATGTGGAGACCAATATCAAGCTGGTCCTTCATTTACTCAATCATTCAAAGGCGAAGGATTTGCAATTGATGAAACAGGAACACCTAGTAAAGATTCTTATCAACAATTGTATGCTGCTCACGCTGCTAAAACTGCCTTCAATATGAAGATGGGTAAAGCAACTCCAACCGCAGGTGATATTGTTTATTCAGGTCAAGTGTTTATTAGCGATTTTGAAGTAAACGCTGCTGATAAAGATGATGTTAAATTTACTGCAACTTTCGTAGTAACATTGCCACCATTAACACAAACTGAAACTGCATAAACCTATGTTTGAATTAAAACTAAACAACAAAACAATTCAATTAAAATGGGGTACTTGGTCAATGAGAGAATTTTGTAAAGCAAAAGACATAACTATTGATAAGTACTTTGAGTTTTTAGGTAGTAACCAATACGACTTGGATAACATTGTTAAACTTATACACATCGGATATAAATCAGGATGTATTAGCAATAAACAAGAAGTAGAATTTACCGAAGATGATGTTTGCGATTGGATTGATGAAATAGGCGGTATTTTTAACCCTGAAGGACAAGTCCTTTTGTACTTAAAGTATATTGTTGAAAGCACAGTTACAACAGTACAAGGAAATCCTAAAGAAGAAAAAAAAAAGTCTAATAAAGTTAGGGTGGGATGATATTTTAGTTAAGGCTGCTGAATGCAATATAAGACCCAATGAGTTTTGGGATATGACTTGGAAAGACTTTTCTATTATCGTAATGGGTAAAGAAAAACAAGAGTTAAACGAATGGGCAAGGACTAGAAACCTTGCCTATATTGTATATTTAAGTAACACTACTGAAAAATCACCCAAAAGTATGAAGTCTTTTTGGAACATACCAGCGATTGATGATTTGGAAGTTGAAGAAGAAAAGGTAATGTTAACAACAGACCAATTGGCAAGGACACTAAAGTTGTACGGAGTAAATTAAAATATTATGGCAGAAAATTTTGATAAGTTTAGTATTGGTATTGATGCCGATGTTTCAGCGTTACAATCTAGTTTAAAGGCTGCACAAAATACTCTTGCACAATTTGAAGGTGCATTAAAGAAAGCTACTAATATAGGCGAGATAAATTATTTATCTAAAAACATAGATAATTTAAAAGGTAAAATTGCTCAATTAAATCAACAGGCAGGTAGTTTAGGCAGACCAATGGGTGATGCTTCGCTATCGCTTATAAACTTCTCAAGGATTGCTCAAGATGCACCTTATGGAATAATGGGTATTGCGAACAACCTGAATCCGATGGTTGAATCGTTCCAAAGATTAGCTAAAACGGAAGGTGGAACTAAAAAGGCTTTACAAGCAATGGCAGCTGGATTGATAGGACCAGCAGGGGTTGGAGTTGCAATTGGTATAGTATCTTCATTAGCGGTTACATTTAGTAAAGAAATAGCAGAATTCTTTAAAGGTCCAACAAGTGAATTAGAAGAATTTAGAAAGAAACTTAAAGAGGTTGCAGATGATATTTACAAGTTAATTGGTCAAGAACAAACCAAAAGAACTAAAGGTATTTTATTAACTGAAATTATTGTAGGTGGTAATAAAACCAAGCAAGAAGAAGCATTAAAAGATTTACAAAAATTATATAGCAATAGTACTGCAATTAAGAATGCAAAATTAGGTGAAGATAAAGCGTATTATCAAACTTTAGTTAATCAGGCAGCAATGCAAGGTAGTGCAGTTGCTACTGAAAAAAATAATTTAGCACAATTAGATATTGCTTATGCAGATAATATAAAAAATGAGAAAAAAAGAAATGCAGAATTAAAAAAGATTACTTCCGAAAAATTAGAAGGAACAGGATTTGCAACAAGATTAGTATCGGTTACTGAACAAAAAAATAGAATTAATGCTGTTTATAATATTTTAGGCGATGAAATTCAAAAGAATATTGATAAACTTGTATTAGATACATCAAAGCAATTAAATACAATAACATTAACTCCAACTCCTGAAATAGTTAAAAAGGGTGGAGATAAAACAATAGATGCATTAAAAGAGTTTTCAGCTAATTTAAAATATGAATTAGCTAAACAATTAATGGATTACGAAACATATAAGAAAAGGTTTGAGAAATTAGATTTATCATATATTCCATTTATTTATAAAGAAGAACCTGTAAAAGAAAGTGAATTTAGCAGAAAAACTAAAAAAGAATTAGCAGACCCATCACAAAATAGTTTAGGTAAGTTTTTAACTAAAAATACCAAAATGTTGATGGATAATGCGGAAGTATTAGCCAATGCACAAAAACAATATGAAGATTTTGCTAATACAATATCAAACAATGTATCAGGTGCATTAATGGGAATGTATGCAGATTTGCAAAGCGGTGAAAGTGCATTAACTTCTATTGGTAATATGTTAGGAAGATTAGCTGAACAATTTGTAGCTGCAATATTACAGGCTACAATCTTTGCTGCAATTATGTCAGCGTTAAATGCTGGAACTGCTGGTGCATTAACCTTTGGCGGATATTTTATGAAGGCTTTAGGAATGGCTGATGGTGGAATTGTAACAGGACCAACACACGCTTTAATAGGCGAAGGAAATGAAAGCGAAGCTGTAATGCCATTAAGTAAATTAAGCGGAATGCTTAACTCTACATTCAATGCAGGTGCTAATTCAGGCGGTGGAATGGGAAGCAATGGTCAATTTATATTAAGGGGAAGTGATTTAGTTTTAGCATTGCAAAGGTCTAATTCATCATTAACACTACGCAGATAATGGCTTACATTAAAAAATATTCATTCCCATTTGCAACTAAATATGAAGTAGAAGCAGAATTAGAACTATGGGAAGATACTGAAGATGAAACCATCTATGAATTTACAGGTATTGCATTTAACATTCAATACATACCTACAAGCGATAACCCATTTGAACCAATATATGCAACACAATTAGGTGTGTCTATTGATGTAACGGATGAGGCAACAGGATATACAAGTGAATTTATCCCTGATTTAACAACCTTAAATGATAGGAAATATTTAGCTAAATTATATATAGATGGGGATATACAATTTATTGGGTGGACTTTATCGGATGCGGTTAACATATCATTTACCACAGGCAGAAAAGAACTATCTTTTAATTGCGTAGATGGTTTGGTATTCCTAAAAGATATTAAGTTTTCAGTTGGCGAAGCATACGATGTAAATGAAATTACCAGCGTACTATCATTTTTAACAAGTTGTTTAAATCAAATAGCATTCCCTACAAACCTAAATCTTTATACAAGCATAAGTTACTATGCTGAAGGAATGGATGACAGAAGCGTAACGGATGACAAAGAACCATTTAATCAAACATATTTATTTGCACATTCATTTTTAGATGGTAGTGGCTTATATAAAGATTGCTATTCTATTTTAGAAGATATTTTAATTTCATTCGGTGCAAGGATTATACAAGTAGAAGGCAAGTGGTCTATTTATTCAATAAATCAAATAGCACAAGAAAACAAGTACTTTACACAATACGATAGTACAGGAACATTAGTTGATTCAGGTATTGTTGATTCAACAATTGAGGTGCAATCCTTTACTGCAAATACAAGTAATTTATACTTTATTGATAATTCACAAACTAAATTATTAATGAAAGGTTATAACAATATTATTTCAAATAATGATATTAAATACCCTGAAAACTTAATATTTAATTGGGATTTAAAATATGTTACAAGTGGGATTGCAACAGGATGGTCTCAAGCAACAACAGGAGGTGCAATTATTACAATAGAAAACTATGCTTTTGTAAATGCAAGTGCTTTTCAAATAGATACATTATCAGGTGTTGGTTCAGGAACAATACTAACAACTTCCGAATCGTTTTTCCCTAAAGGCAGTGCAGTTGATATAAGTTTTGTTTTAAATCTATGGGAATTTGGTGCAGCAGTAGTAGCACAGGTTATACTTATAATAACAGGTGATACTCAAACTTATTATTATTCAAAATATAATGATTGGAGAGATATAACTTTAGCACAAGACTATTATGAAATAATTGGTGCTGATATACCTGCTGATATTTTAGGTGTTCCATATAGCTTTAATTTAACTACTGAAGTATTGCCTTTTGGTGGGCTATTACAATTTGGTTTCTTTACTGATAATCAGTTTAGTTTATTTGTTATTAATAATTTTGTTTTAACTATATCTTCTTTATTTACTAATGTATTAATAGAATCAAGGATTAGCGAAGCGGATTCATACACATTAAACATTCAAAGTCCTTTAGGCTTACCAGCTAACGGAGTGGATTATTATAATTATAATGGATATTTAATGTTATCGGATGGCACAATGGCTAAAAATTGGTACAGGTACGAATACGATGTGGAAACATTTAGGGGATTGGCTCAATTATTAGTAAGGCAGTATATGAATATTTATCAACAAAACATTATAAATATTGATTGCAATTTATCAAGTGTAAATACAAATTCAGGTGTTTTAAATGGATTTAAGGTTTTACAAATAGCAGATGATAACGACCCAGCTTCAATAAATGTTAGTAGTAATTATTATATGTTTGGTAATACAACTATGAATTTATATGCAGATGAGGTTCAAACAACATTATTAGAAATAAACAATATAAACATAGAAGGTGCAACAATAGAAACAACATATACTGATGGCGATGTATCACAAGCATTACCTGAAAACTGTTATTGTTATGAGGTTACAGGAGTAGAAGATGGAGCAACCTACACTTATACTGATTGTAATGGGTTGGATAACTTTATGAGCATTAGCAATGGTCAAAGCATATATGTATCAGCTGCATCAACACCTTCGGTTTCAGGTGCAACTGTTGTTTTGGTTGATGCTGGTTTTTGTTCAATATAATAGAATATTAATTAATTAACTTTGCAATATGGCAGATAAAGTACAGGGCAACAATATAATTTTATACTACTTTGAACCACCTTCGGAGGCTTATCCTGAAGGTAGGGATATTGCTTTTTCGTGTTCTACAAATTGCACATTTAGTGTAAATGTTGACCAAAAAGAAGTAACAAGCCAAACGAGTGCTTGGTATAGGGAGTTTAAAAACGACATTGCTAGTTGGAGTGTAACTTGTGATGGTCTTATAACTTTGGATGGTTATGGCTATTTATTCTTACTTGAGCAACAACAAGACCGAACTACAATTTTAGTAAAGTTTGTTATTGATAACGGAGTTGATGGGTTGGTAGTAATTAGTGGGGATTGCAATTTGACAAGTTTACAAATTAACGCACCTTACAAGGACATAGCGACTTATTCAGTTAGTTTACAGGGTACAGGTGCTTATGCAACAACAGGAACGGAAATCAATCCTGAAGGGGTTGTAATTGTTGCTGGAGGTGCGGTTTATACAAAGGGAACTATTGCAGCAGGTGGAGAAACAACTATTACTTATGGCGATATGATAGGCAAGGCTTGTCTTTATGTTTCTCGTGGTGGTATAGATGTTCAGGATATTTTAACAACAGGAACGCCTGTGGATGAGCAAGTGAAGTGGAATAGTACAACAGGGGTATTAACATTTGGAAGGGTATTAGAAAGTGGGGAGTTTATTAGGGCATTATTTCAATAATTTAGTTATAAATTAATATAAGATGGCAAATCAAATTGTAGTTTCAGCAGGTGCAAAAGTTAGGAATTTAAGTGGGGTTTTAACGGCTACAAGTGGAGTTGTCAGTTTTCTGCCTATTGATGTTTCAATGGGTATTCCGCAACTTGATGTGAATGGTAAGATTTTAGTAAGTCAATTACCTAACTCGGTTATGGAGTACAAGGGAACTTGGAGTGCTGCTACTAACACACCAACCCTTGCTAATGGCACAGGAAATCAAGGAGATGTTTACTTATGTAATGTTGCAGGTACAGTTGACTTCGGTGCTGGTCCTATTGCTTTCTTTGTGGGAGACCAAGTTATTTATTCAGGTTCTATTTGGCAAAGGGCTTCGGGTGCAACAGGAACAGTTACGAGTGTTGCGGTTACTGAAAGCGGAGATTCTTTAAATATCACAGGCTCACCAATTACTACAAGCGGAACGATTAACATAGGATTTAACGGAACTAATCTTCAGTATGTAAACGGAGCAGGAAATCTAACAACCTTTCCGATATTAACAGGCTATGTAACTGCGGTAAGTGGTACTGCACCTGTTGTGAGTAGTGGGGGAACAACTCCTGCTATTTCAATGGCTGCTGCTACGAGTTCGGTTGATGGGTATTTACAAGCTACTGACTTTGCGATATTTAATGCAAAGCAATCTGCTTTAACTTTTAGTTCACCTTTGGTTAATACAAGTGGAACAATCTCAATACCTGCTGCGACAACTTCAGTTAACGGATATTTAGCTTCTGCGGATTTCACAACTTTTAATAATAAGCAGAACGCTATTACTTTAACAACCACAGGAACTTCAGGAGTTAGTACTTTAGTGGGTGCGACTTTGAACATCCCTGATTATGGTTCAGCCTTAACAGGCTATGTTCCCTATACAGGAGCAACTGCTTCAGTAGATTTAGGTGCTTTTCTTTTAACTGCTTCAGGTGTGGATTCAGTAGGATATACTGCTCGTGGTAGTGGAACTTTAAGTGGTTATTTAATCTTAAAACAAGGCACTACATTTCTTGGCAATGTTGTAGGCTATAATAGTATTAATGCAAATTCAACAAAATATACATTTATTTCGGATGTTGATGGTACAAATTATAAACAAGCAAGTTTTGAATTAGGTTCATTAACAAATAATACTGCTAGAACTTATACTTTACCTAACGCAAATGGTACTATTGCTTTAACAAGCGACATATCTTATCCTGTTACTTCGGTATTCGGTAGAACAGGAGCAGTAGTTGCAACAAGTGGTGATTATACAACTGCACAAGTTACTGAAAGTGGTAACCTTTACTTTACGGATTCAAGGGCAAGATTAGCTATTAGCTTAACTACAACAGGAACTAGCGGAGCATCAACCTATAACAACACAACAGGGGTATTAAATATCCCACAATATGCTGACCAATTTGTCGGAACAGTTACAAGCGTAGCTGCTTTAACAATAGGAACGAGTGGAACGGATTTAAGTTCAACAGTTGCAACAAGTACAACAACTCCTGTAATTACTTTAAATGTACCTACTGCAAGTGCAGCGAATAGAGGTGCATTATCAAGTGCGGATTGGACAACATTTAATAATAAGCAGGGAACAATAACCTTAACAACCACAGGAACAAGTGGTGCTGCGACTTTTAGTGCAAACACTTTAAACATTCCACAATATCAAGGGGTTTTAACTAACCCTGTAACAGGTACAGGAACTTCAGGTAAAATTGCTAAGTTTACCGGGACATCATCAATAGGAGATAGTATTTTTAGTGATGCAGGTTTAGGAGTTGCATATGTAAATGGAACAGCAGATGAGGTTCCGTTTAGAGTTACAAACAATACAATTG